CCTTTTGCCTACCTCGCCACGAGCTGGGCGAGGGGTTTTGTCTATATTTTTTCTTGGCTAAATTTAAAGGGTGGGGGGAATCCCCCACGCCCCCTTTTTAAAATGTCTTTCTCGCTGAGTTTCCTGCTCCTTTTTAAGATGCCAGGAGTCTCTTCAGCTCGGCAGAGGTGACCTCTTTAAGGTCGCCATGGTAATCAAGCCGAGCCGAGAGGTTCGCAGTCGCATTCGACCAGGCGTTGTACGAGTACGCAGAAGCGAGACCGCAATTCGCACCGTCGTACGAGGCGCCGCCACCAATCCACAGCTGTCCTTCTGCGTTGTACCAATAGTTATCTCCGTAGCTCACGCCTGTATGCGCCTTAAGCGGTACGTAGCTCATGTGCTGCGCTCCCTTCGTGGTGATGAGGTTGATATCTACGTTCTGGAGTCCGTCGGTTGTTGCTCGGGTCAGCTTGTTGTACTTGATAGCCTTGAAGGTGTCCGTCGTCGGTTTACCTGTAGGCATGAAGTTGTCGTCCCATTGATAAACGTCGCTTCCTACCGAGCAGAGGTGTCCGTCCATTTCCCAATATTGACCGTATGGGTCACCCCATACGCCAACATTTACGCTGTGGCATGTGAAGTTGTCTGCGTCCTTGACAGCGACCTTTCCGTCGCTGTAGCCCAATGCCAGGCATGCGCCTGTCTTGATGTTCTTCTGTCTTGCGAATCCGTCCGCTAATGTTGAAGTTGCGCTCTTCTCTTTTCCGTCAAGACCGCATCCGAATATCTTTGTACCATCGGATGCTGTGAGGTTCTGAATGTCTCGGTACCCGTATTTCGCCATGATGTACTGCAGAAGCAGGTTTCTGAACGGCTCGCCTGCTAGTCCATGGTTCTTGCTTCGTGCCTGGGCGTAGTTGAAGAACTGATTAATGTTGCTGCCTCCGCTCGGAACCACAAACGGAATGCTTCGCATCTGTCCGTTCTGAATGGTGCACTTGAACATGCCGGCAGGGACGTTCTTGGTAAACCAGCCACCTGGCAGCGGTGTGAGCGATATGTGGTGTCGGATGTGCTTAACTCCTCCGATTGTCACCTCCTGGAGGTAGTTCCAATAACCGCCATCGAGCATACCGAACCAATCGGCATTCTTGTATGCTGCTACCACGGCTCCGTCCTTCACGACCTGGTCTCCGTCTGCTGTGTAGCGGTGGTCGTTCGGGTTCAGACGGGTGAAGTGTCCGTCTGGTGTCATGAGGATTGCCGTAATCTTCGACAGCCAAATCTGGCGCATGAGGCTGTTGCCTCCTGTCTCGCAGTATGCGGATCCCCTGCTTGATGCTGTGTTCTCTTCAATCCAGAATGCGTTCTCGTCTAAGAACTGCTGCTGGTTCTCTTCCATCATTGTTCGCAGGTTGTCGAGCGTGATTCTCTTCGGTGTTCCTCCTGCGATTACAAACACGTAGTCGCTTCCGTTCAAAGCGGTTGTGGTACCGAATTCTGTTACTTTCTTATATTGTACGTCTGCCATATCTTTTCTCCTTTTTAAATGTTATGAGATTGATGCAGTCACTTCGTAGGCTACATCTGAATAATAATTTTTGTCCTGGTTGCTTGCGTCTGGTACGCATTTCGCCATTTCCGCTGTCAGCGTTACATTTGCTCCCGAGCCTGTGTAGGTCTTTACGTTGAGCGCATTGTACACTTCCCATCCCCATGTTATGGTTCCTGTGTATTTCACTCCGTTCTGCTTAAGCGAAAGGACAAACTTTGCGTTGCTTGTCTTTGAAATAGCGTCGGGGTTCGCTCCGTCAGGGTTTGAGTCGATGATCCATTCGTCTGAATCGTCCGTTACTCGTTGCGCATCGACGGCTTTGGCGACCCAGTTATCGCCTTCCTTGTGCAGGAGCTTGACGCTGAATACGGAGCTGCCATCTACGTCGCTTCTCGTTACGGTGATGGTCTTTCCGTTCTGTCCGCTCATAAGGACGAAATCCTTATACCACTCCAGCTTCCAATTCTTTGCGAATTCCTCATCGCTGATTGGCTTCGTTCCGTACAGGTATGTTGCGGTCAGCGTGGTGCTCTTGTCTGTCGCATTCAGCGTGCTTCGGCTTGTCGTGATGTTGATGCTGTAGCTGTCTGCTCCTGCCTGCTGAATCAGCACATCCTCCGTTCCTGCGATGGAGTCTCGGACGTTGTTGGATATGTAGCTGATTTCATATCCGATGATTTGGTTCGAGATGATGGTGGTGCTTGCTGCGTTGTCAATCAGTCGCAGGTAGCAGTAGCCGTCCACCTCCTTCTTGGCAAACTTGCCATCTGTTGACAGGTTCCAGCCTGTGTAGTTGCCTGTGGTGGCTGCGCTGGTGTTGAATGTCAGCTCCGTGCCTCGGTACGTCCATTTGATGCCTGTAATCGTTACAGGGTTGCCGATTGCACTCTTGATGCCCACCTTCAAGGCTGGCTGGTTGTAGATGTCGGTCTTCCAATCGACGGACAATGTTCCGTTTGTCGGGTCGATTGCCTGGAAGAGCGAGCCTCCGCTTTCCGCTCCTGCCTTGTCAAACTTCACGATGGATTTGCTGACGTAGATCTGGTCGCCTGTTCTGATGAAGCGCACCGTGAACGCTCCTTTAATCTTGTTTCCCATTTTTTATTCGTCCCATTTATTAAGTTCATTCTTGAATTCCTGCAGTTCCTGTAGTTTTCCTCCGAGCTCTGCTGCTGCTGTCTCGGGGTTCTCGTTCACCTTCAGCAATTCGTTCTCGTTCACTGCCATCTTCGAACCTGTGTTGTTCGTTCGATGGAGCTTGGCTTTCAGCCCTTTGGCTTCTGCCTTGCTTGTCTCTACAATTGCGTATCTCATAAGCTAAAAAATTAAAACCTTACCTTTCTCGTCCGTGAGGACGATGTTTGCGTTCTCGCTTGTCAGAATAGCTGCTGGCTCTCGTTCCTCGATGTCCATCGAAACATCAAACCAGCTAAGGTTCTTCTCGTAGCCGATGCCCAATGAATCAACGCTGCACTCCATCTTTTCGCCTGTCTGTCTGTAGATTTTATCTGCAAACTGATACGCCTTGCTGGTGGCGTTATAAACTATCGCCTGTGTCCACCATTGAATGTTGTAGTACAGCTCTGGGTATTGGATGAGCTGGCTTCCTGCGGCAAAAATTCCGTGGTTGTTGTAGCGTTGCTGTCCTGGGACTACATCGTTGCCTCTCGCCACGTCGTGTTGTGTCAGCAGGCTCATGTCTCGAATGAGAGTGATGCCTGTGCTGGTTTTCACGTTGCCCTTTGCATCGACAAACTGAACCTCGAACTCCTTCTCCCATGTGAATCGCATATCGAATCCGATTGTCGGAAATGCTATAGATTTGATTTCTGGGTGCTGGAGCGTTCCTGCTGCAAGTGCTGCCGTCTTTCCTCGTTCCACGAGGCGCATCGTGATTCCTGCTGGCAGCTTCGTCAGCGTAGCGTCTCCCTGGGTGAGCGTAATGGTTACGGTTCGCTCGTAGCTTTTTCCGTTCACGAACTTGGCTCGTTGCCCTGCTGTCTCGATGCCTTCCGCTACCAGGTATTCGTAAAGGAGGAGCTCATCCTTCAGTGGGTCGTAGATGAGCTGTTCGCAATTTACGCAGCATGCCAGCTTGTTTCCTCCCTTGTCTGTCGTGGTGAGTGCCATTCCGCTTCCGCTCACCGAATTGTTTGTTCCTGTTCGGAAATCGTAGAACATGCCCGTGTACGAAAGTGCCGCCACCTCTCCTGGTGTAATGTTTCGCATCACCTTCAAACTGCCGTTGTCATCCGTATCGTCCTTGATGATCTCGTAGTCTGTTCCCTCTTTCCAAACCTTGGCGATTGGCGTGGAATTCACAAACCATGCGTGCTGGTCGCTTGCAAGGTTCCTGTTGTTGATTCCCGACGTGAAGATTCCGTCGGGGTCATTGACCGTCGTCTGCGGTCTGATGATTGTCGGGGTAATCGAGCGGTCTGGCTCGTATTGCCCCAGCGCAGTGTTGGCTGTCTGTGCCGTCGGTGCGTCTGGCGTGATGCAGACCAGCTCGCATGTCAGATTCAATGGCGAAAAGTCGAGCCTTGTGTGCTTGCGCTCAGATTGGAATGTCCTCTTTTTGTTTGCCATTCTGTTTCTCCTCTGCTTTTAAAATTAATATTCTAATGGCTCCGTTATCGGAGTGTCTTTTCCGTCGTCTGCTATAACGTAGAATAGGGTGCTGATTCCGCTGTGGTTCGGGTTGATGTGCAAATCTGAAAACGAAATCTTAAACGATGAGCCGCAGTTTAGGTGCTCGGGCTTGGCGTTCCAGACGGCATCGGATGCCGTGTCTCCTGTATCTCGTTCCACCTTGAAGCTGTATTCGGACGTATGGTCTTGCATGTATCCGTCCAGGATCTGAATCGTGACGGTCTCCGTTTCATCCGCTGCCATGTGTCCGTCCAGGCTCTGGTCTATGTACATCTTCCTGCCCATGTTCTCGAACTGCTCTATCGTACCGCTCATGTAGATGTTGTTAAGGTAAGCGGAGTAGCCCTTCATATTGAAGCCGAAAATGTTCAGATTCGTCAAGTCTCCGAATTGGGCGGCTATCATGTCCTTGCTGAATTCCCAATTGTTCACGTCCGTCAGGTACCGCTCGTATGTCAGCGTGCTGTAGCGGCTCTTCTGTCTCGTGGTGTCGCTGAAGTTGCCGTATGCCACAAAGTGCATCGCCTCGTGTGGGTGGTGCTGCGTCTTCCAGGTATCGCTTGTTGGACGCAATGCGTAGCGCACCCTGCTGTTGTGGGTGGTGTCTATGATTTCCGTGATTCGGAAGTATGCGGTATAGAATCCTGCAAACTTGAAGTTGCCGATGCCGTCGTCGTAGTCATCGCTCTCGTTGCTCTCTATGTCCATGCCCTCGTGCCATATTCCCTGGCAGATGTCATCAACGGCAATCTTTCCTATCTCTCCGTCCTGGAGATGGAGGACGATGGTTCCTGTTGCCAGCTGTTTTCCGTCGCTATCGGTGTCTGGTATCACCTCCTTGATGATGCCTCCTCCTGCTGCCCTCCAGCGGTTGCCTATCTGAATTGTCACTCGGTTGCATCTTAATTCGGGAGCCTCTAGGAAATCTCGGAGCGTGAGGCTATGAAGTTCTGCCCTTCCCATCTGGTCGATGTGTCCTCCCTTGCCGAATTGTCCGCTCACGAATTCACCGATCGTCATGCCCTTGTATAGGGTGATGAGCTGCTGGGCGGTGTCCTCGAAGACCTTGCTCAGCTTGGTGTCCATCCGCTTTTCCAGGAATTGCATCTTATTCTGCAGCTCCGTGATGAGCTTGTCGTATGCAGGCAGGTTGCCCTGTGCGGTGGTGTTCTGCAGCTGGTTGTTGTAGTAGACGATTTCGTCTACGGTGCTTGCAAGTGCATCGCTCCTGCTTGAATGCTTGCTCTCGCCTATGGTGTATTCGCCCTGCGTCAAGTCTTCAAGGTCTAGCTCCCATCCGATGATGCGGCTCTCCCTTGCGTGGTCTTCTGCATCGAAGTACTCGGGTGCTACGAGCTTCACCTTGCTGCCGTATGTCAGCTCGATTCCCTTCTGTCCGAAAAGGACGGGATTCTTGGTTCCTGTGTAGGTACCGCTGTCCACCTTCATCTTCTTCATGTCCTTCTCGGCTTCTGCCTTCAGCTCCATTTCCGCTGCCTCCACCAATTCGTCATCAATGAAGGTAATGTCCATGTTGTACATGTATAGCGTGTCTCCTACGGCTGGCTTCATCGTCTCGTTCGGCAGTTCGAGGGTGTAGGTGTCGTTCCTGGTAATCTCGAAGAGCTGCTTGTCGTCGGTGTCTGCATCTGGGTTGAAGTGTACCTCGAAGTCCATGCCGTTCAGCTTACCGCTCTCGAAATGGATGCTCAGCGGCTTGTTTTCTTCCTGCGTCTCGTAGATGCTGTCGAATACGAATGGTGAGCCGTCCTGGAGCTTCGCCTTGAATCGGTATGCTGTCCAATAGGTCACGTTGCCTGTGTCCGTGTCGGTTGTCTTGGCTGCTATCTCCGTGACCTCCGTAATGGTAAGCAGTGCCCTTGGGTAGATGTCCTCGTATGTCTTTACGATGTCCGTGATGTCGTCTGGATCCAGGTTCACGTCGCTGTCGATGTATGGGGTTCCGATTGGCAGCTGGAGGATGGTGTCGCTGACGCCTTGTATTGCTACCTCGCTCTGTCCGTCTATCGGCTCCGTGTAGAGCTTGCTGACGTATGCCATGGCAAGATGGGAGAGGGTGACCTGCTGGCTGCTTCCTGCCAGCTGCTTGGTCTTATCTGCCAATGCGTAGCAGTCCCTGCCGTCGTTCACGTTGCCTGTTCCGTCGGAGGTTATGCCGACGAACTCGATACCTGTCTCCGTCTTGTCTGCCAGCGTCACCCTGGTGTTTTTGGTGATTGCCTTCTTCTGAAGCTGCAAGTCCTTGAAACTGAAAATAGGGTAGCTGTCTCGCTCCACCTTCACCATCGTAGTCTTGCTGTCCTCTGTCTGTCCACCTGTTTCGTCTCCGATGATGAACTGAACGCCTGTTCCGTTCTGAAAGCCGATTGCATCTACCATGCTGCCCACCTCAATCTCGAAGACTGGGTTATTCCAGGACACCGTCTGTCCTGCTGCTGGGTTGGTGTATGAACCGCTTACGACCTTGAATGTGAACGTTTGCCCTTCGTATTTGCTGTAGCTGGTTATCTTGATGCGTCTCTTCTCGCTATAGAATGTCTTCGGCTTGTTGGTGGTGAATCGCACCTTGGTGGAGTAGAGCCTGTGGAATCCGTCTATCGTGAATGGGTTCTTCAGCTTACGCCTGTAGTTCTGGTTGAGGTTGCGGCTTGATCCGAATGCGTAGAGGCGAGTACCATGCTCCTCGCTGTCCTCGCTTCTGCTCAGTCCGTTCAGCTCCTTGCCCTGTTCCAGCGTTATTGTCTGTCCCTGCTCGCATCTGCCGAAATGGATTGTATTCTCGGTTATCCACCATTCTGTCTCGAACGCTTCGGCTATCTTGTCGAGTGCCGATAGCAGGGTGGTGCTGTCGTATGCTATCAGCTTCGCCTCGTTCCTCTTCTCTACGTCATCGTGGATATAAACGAGGTATTCCTTCCCTGCGTAGGTGTAGCCGATGTTGGCTAGGTTGTCCGTCAGAATGCCTGCATGCGCCTGTAGGGTGTCCGTAAGGCTCCATTTGGCTTCCATTCCGTTCACGCTTCCTCTTCTAAAGAAGATGATGCGGTTCTTGAATTTATACCATGGTCTGTCTAGGCGCAGCTCGTAATCGTAGCCGATGTCCTTGCTTGTTTTGGTTGGTGTCGGCAAGTCTACGACCTCGAATCGTCCGAGGCTTTCGATGTTGGTGTAGAATCCCTTCCTCAATGCCAGGACGGAATCGCTGGAGAAGTTCACGGTGATGTACTCCTCCTCCTGTTTTTTCCATGTGTAGGTGCTTCCGCTGCCTACAGGGATGGTGTATGCCTTGACTTGCGCCCTGTTATAAAGCTGTACCTTCATAATCGTCTGAATCCTTGGTTCCTCTGTTTGCTGGGTTCGGTTCGTTCAGCGTGAGGCTGAATGTCGCCATTCCCTTGAAGTATGATTTGAATTGCTTGCAGCTCTTGTAATCGCACCTGTACACCACGTCCTTCTCGTACTTGGTTCTGATGTTGATGCGTCGCTTTTTCAATTCCTTCTTGAATGCGATGAGCTTCTTGAACATGTCGTCCCTGCTGGTTGCGTAAAGCTGGACGAACAGGGTGATGTCACGTTCGTCCACCTTTGGCTTCGCCTCCTTGCGTATCTGCTTTCCGTCCTCTGTGGAGGATTTGTTGCTGACTGCATCCTTCAGCGGCTCTGGCTCTACCAGGGAGCAAAGGGAGGAGTCGCTTAAGCAAATGCCCCACATGCTGAATGCGTCCATGTCGTTGATGAATAGTTCGCCTTTTCTGTTCATGTCCTTTTCTTTTTATAACTTTTCGGTGTTCTTTCTTATCTTTTCCAGCTTCTGATTCATCGATGGCAGCTCGCTGGTGTGTCGCTCTATCTTTTCCAGGTACCCGACGGCTTGGATCTGCATCTCCATCATGTCGTCCATGTTGCTGCGGATTATGGCTGCGCTGTTGGCTATGATGGCGTTGTTTTCCGCTTGCTGCTGAACGGCATCTGCAACAATGGACAGGCTATTCTGTATGCTGGTAAGTCTGCCGTTTGTCTCGTCCTGCTGGTCTTGCGTCGCACCGCTGAGAGTTGCGCTGGTGCTGTTTTGCGTGTAGTCTTCCTTTGGGTCGATTCCTGCGGCAGCGTAGGCGTTGTCTCTAGCCTGCTCTCCCTTACGGTATGCTTCCTCGTATTTCTTTTGGAGGTCAGTTTTTTCGCTTTGGTCGAGCTTTCCGTCTGCCATTGCGCTTGCAAACTGCGTGTACCAATCCTGCATATCCTTGGCGAGTGTGGTCTTGGTGATGTATGTAAGAACTGCTTCTTCCATGTACTCCTTGACCTTCTTGGTTGCATCCTTCACGCCCTTGGTGGTGTCACTCAGTAGCTCTTTCAATCCGTCCCTGGTGTTGTCAAAGGACAGGTTCGTCACGGCTTCGTTGTAGTCATTCTGCAAGTTGATAAGCTTCTTGTAGTACTCGATGTACTCATCCATGTTGCTTGCGTTGCTCTTGTAGCCGTCGTTGCTGGCATTTTTAATCTTAGACCACAGGTCTGTCGCTTCGTCTGCCACCTTCGCCATCTGTTCGCTCGTAAGGTTCCAGAAGTCCGATGCTGAACGGACGCTCTCTCCTGTAATCTGGCTGATTCGTTGCCAATCAGCGGAGCTCATGGATTCGTTTATGTGCTTGTTTGATGACCCCTTGCCTCCTATGCCTATGAAGCCGTTGCTGTATGCGCCACCTGTATCTCGCATGATTTTTTGCTTGTTGGCGGTTGCATCTTCGATGTTCTTCTTCGCTCGCTGGTAGGTGTCGGTTGCTTCCTGTCCTGCTTTGTCCTTCATTATCTCGGTCAACCTGTCCACGGCTGACTCCAGATCCTTGTTTGATTGGGTGAGGTCGTTTATCGTGTCCTCCACGCTGGTGTCGGTACCGAATAGCTTGCTTCCTGTAAGGCTTCGGAAAACTCCACCGACCGCTCCGAATGTGGATTGAAAAACGTTACCTACGAACTTGAAGAGTCCCTGCTTCTGTATTGCATCAAGCAATGAAAGGATGGCACCGATGATGCCTCCTATCTTCGAGCCTGCCTTTCCGAATACGTTTGCGACGTTGCTTGCGACGTTGCCAAGTTCTGAAAGGCTCATCTCGCTGGTGCTGCCCAGCTGGGTTATTGCCTGCGATAGCTGGATGAGGTTGTCCGTCGTTGTGTCGAAGCTCTTGTCTCGGTTCACCTTGCTGGTGTCCTTGTCTTTCTTGGCATCGTCTGCCTTCTTCTGTGCAGCCTCGACCTTCTTCTGTGCAGCCTCCTTCGCCTCTTCTGGTGCGTCGCTGTCCTCGATGTCATCAAACTCCGATAGGGCGGTGTTCAGCTCTTGCAGTGCGGTGGCGTATCGCTCGCTGGCTTTCTCGTATGCCTTGCAGTTCTCCGCCAGGTTGCCGAATATTCCGCTCCCCTTGATGATGGCATCGTTGAGCTGGTCTATTGCCGTGGAGACCACCTTCTTGTTTTCTGGTGTTGCCTGCTGGTATTCCTTGCTGTTCTTGTATGAGGTGAGCTTGTCTCTCGTTGCCTTCAGCTGTTCGGTGGTCTGTCGGTCGAGGTTGTTGAATACTGCATCCCAATCAATGGATTTTTTCAGCTCCTCGAGGTAAACGCTTTGTATGTTCTCCTCCAGGGCTTGCGCTGCCTGCTGTCTCTTATGCTCGTAGTTCTTGGCGATGTCATTCTGTCCCAGCTTCTCGGCTTCATCTCTCAGCTTTGTAAGCTGGGCGATGTCGTCCGTGATAGCCTTGCGTGTCTTCTCTGCCTTCTCGTTCTCGTCATCATATTTGTCGAGCAATGCCTTGATGAGCTCGCTCCTCTGCTGGGTCGTCGTAGCGTCCAGCGATTGTTTCTTGGCGGTGATGCCAGCCTTTTCCTCATCTGTTAGCTTGATAGCCTTCTGCTGTCCTGTTGCGTAGAAGCCCTGCTTCTCATGCTTCGGATCTGCATCCCATAGGTTCTTCGCATGGTCTATCTTTGCCTGGAGGAGCGATTGTTCCTCCTTGTCGATGGCTTCTTTCTCTTTCTTGTAGTTGAGGTCGAGCTGGGCGAGCTTCTTCGCCTCTCCCTCCTGCATGGCATCCACGATGGCTTGCGCCTGGAGCAGCTGGTTGGCTTTCTGCTGCTGTTCCTGCTGCTGGCTGTATTTGTAGGTCTCCTCTGCCGTCTTCTCGTTAGCCTTGGCTTGCTCCTTGGCTGCTTTCTCGGCTTCTGTCTGCTGCTTATGCGCTGCCGTGGTTCTCGATTGGTGTGTGGAGACGGTTCTGCTGGCGATGTGGTCTTGCGCTTCCTTAACGAGCGAGACCTGCTGGTTCCACTCCTTGCTTCCCTTCTGGCTGTCTGCCATCTGGTCGAGCTTGGCTTGCGCCTCCTTCTGCTGCTTTTCCCAATCGGATTTATTGTATGTGGTCTTCGACCTGGTTCTTGCTGCTGCGATTCCCTGTGCCTTGGTAAGCATGGACAGGATATCGCTTTGGCTGTATGCGTAATTGCCGAGACCCTTCAAGTTGAAGCGGACGGTCTTGCCTGTCCTCTTGCCTTTGGTGAGCGTGTTAATGACCTGTTGCAGCTGGTGCTTCGTCATGTCCTTGAATGTCGCAGCGAATTTGTCCGCATTCTGCGAAGTCAGCTCCCTGGCGACGTTCTTGTTGGCTCCGACGCTGTAATCCTTCGAGAACTTGATTTGTTCCTCGATGGTGGCTCCTCGGTACCATGGTTGGTTCGTCTTTTGTTTGTACCATTTATTCGCCCAGTCCACTTCGGCTTGCTGCGAGCCTGTCAAGAACTGCCTGTATTGGCTGGCACCCATTCCTGCGCTGACAGCCTTGTTTCTTGCTTGCTGTTCCAGCTTGAAGGCTCGTGCGGCTCTGTCTGCGTCATTCTTGTCAGTCTTAAGTCTCCGCACCCTGTTGAGTCCATCCTGTGCTGCAATCTCTTGTTTAAGTTTTAATATGTTGCGGAGGTGTCCTTCCTCGTCCATGTATTTCTTGATGATGGCTGGATATCTCCGAATAAGCAGATCCATCGCATTCTTGCGTCCGTGGGTTGCATCCTCGTCCTGCAGTGCTCGCTCGATGGCTCTGTCTGTCTCATCGTTGTATTCCTGCTCCTTCTGTTTAGCTGTTTCCATCGTCTCGTTGAGGGCGGCTTGCGCCTTCTCCTCTGCCGTGGTGCTGTCGTGGCAGGCTACCAATACACCGACCAATACACCGAGGGCGGTGGCTGCTGCTACGTATGGGTTGGCGAGCATCGTTGCGTTGAGGGCGGCTTGTACCTTCTCTACGACGGCAATTCGTACCTTGGCGATGGTCAGCGTCTCGATGTGGAGCTTCTCGGCTGCAATGGCTGTAACCACCGCTGCCTTGTAGATTCCGTATGTGGTAATTAATCCCATTATAATCTGTCCTACCTGCTGGTAGTTGGCGATTATCTTCTGTGCCATGTCGATGCTGCCTACGATGACTCCTTCCTGGGCTTCGCCTATGTCGTTGAGCATGTACTGCCAGGCTCCTTCAAGGTTGGATATCGCTCCCTTCAAGGTCTTGCTCTGTGCTTCGAGCATTCCGTTGAACTGACCTCCCTCGCTGGCTGCTGCGTGGAACGCATCTTGCACCATCTTGGTGGAGATTGCGCCTTTCTCCATTTCCTCCTTCAGCTGTCCGATGCTCTTGCCTGTCTGCTCGCTAATCACCTGCAATGGGTTGAAGCCTGCATTAATCATCTGCAATAAGTCCTGTCCCATGAGCTTGCCTGTTGCGCTCATCTGGGAGAAGGCAAGGGTGAGGCTCTTGAACTTCTCGCTGTCGCCCATGGAAATGTCGCCAATGGCTTTCAAGTGCTGCATAACGTCCTGGGCTGGAATATTGAAGGCGAGCATGGTCTGCGCTCCTGATGCGAGGTCTTGCATAATCATTGGGGTGTGGAGTTCGTATTCCTTTATCTGCTCGAAAAGCTCACCACCGACCTGTTCTCCTGCGAGGGTCTTGAAGGAGGTCTGCAGGCTTTCCATCTCGCTTCGTATGCTGATGACCTTGCTCTCGAATTGGGTTAGCTGCTGGATTGAAAAGTACGCACCAATTCCTGCTGCAATCTTTTTGAGGCTTGCGTCCATCTTCTCGGTCTCGCTCTTGGTAGCGTTGCCGAGGTCGTGGATTTTATCTTCCGCTGCCTTCGTCTCTTGCTGCAGGGCTTCTGTGCTGACCCCATTGAATGCTGAGTCTATCTTCTGTCCAGCTTGTGTGGCTCGCCTTCCGATGTTGTCGAACTGCTGCACCACCTTCTCAGCGTCCGATTGGAGCTGTGAATCGTCTATGCCTATCGAGAATCCTTCTCTTCCGTTGTCGAAATCTGCCATTTTAATACTCCTTTACGAAGACTTCCTCTTCGTCTTCGTCATCTGTGAAATTTTCGGGATTGTTTGCGTCGAGTTTCGCATCCCATTTTGGTGGTTGCTCATCATCAAACTGCGGTGTCGCTGCTGAATAAAGCGAAAGGTTGGCGTAGCTGTAATCGTATAGGATTTCCTCTGGTGTGGCTCCTATGTTCTTCGCCCAGCCGATGATTATTGACCAGGGGCTGTCTGTTCCACTTCCTTGGTTCTCGCCAGCGTGTTTATTTCGGATAGGGAAGTGGTAAGCCCGAAAAAATCGCCCAGCTGCATCTCCATGAGTCGCTTGGTGATGGTCTCGTTCAGCGTTGCTGGCGTGATGTCCTCCATGATGCGCATGGCTACAAAGTCCAGCTCGCTCATGGTCTCCTGGTGCTTGGTGAATCGGAAACGTCGCCAGCTCCATTTCTTCGTCTCTGAAATCACGACCTGGTGGTTTCCCCTTATGCGCTTTGCTCCGAGCACCAATATGGCGGCAATGCGTCCGATGGCTTTGCAGTCCCTGGCGGTTCGGAGGGTCTCGCTGAAGATGCTCTTCGTCTCTTTGTTAATTAACGGCATCTTCGAGGTTTCCTCGCTCACCAGCATTATGGTCGCTGGTGTCGGTGCTGGTATCTCGTAGGTGCGTCCGTCTATCTCCAGGGAGGTTGTCTTTCGCTGGAGGATGGTATCGACCACCTGCTGTTCTAATGTTTTCTGTTCTTCCATGCGATTAAAAAGTGAAAGAGCAGGAGGGTGGCTCTGTCGCTTCCTCCTGCTCTTGGATGAAATTATGGGTTATTTCAAAGCCTCTTTGGTTGTGAAACGGGAGTACCAATAGTTGTTGTCAACAGCTGGGGTTTCACCCGATTCTGGTGTCTCTGGTACGCCTGTTGTCTTGAAGATTGAAGCGGTGATCTTGATTGCGTTACCATTCTGCTCGTCCATCGCTGGTGCTACCTTGATGCGGCAGAGCGGAGCCTTGATGCCTCTCGCTCCCTTGTTGTGTGGGGTAATCTTAATCGATTTGTCGCCTGGCACAATGTGGGTCTTGACCTTCTGTTCGCCATCAGCGTCCTTGGCTGCAATGCCCAGCTTCTCGTAAAGCTCCGCAGTTGGCTCGATGACGGTAGTCTCCACCTCGAGTGTTCCTTCGAGGTCTTCCTGCGCCACGACTTCGCCTCCTGTTGCCTTCATCTGCAGCTGGTCGCCATCGTTGGACGTGAGGGTCGTTGTCTGGTCTTTGATGGTGCCGACGTTGAAGAGTGTAGTTGCGAATGCATCGTTCTCTCCTGTGTCGCCAATCTCGACCTTGCACTTGCCCCATGCCATGATGATTTTCTTTGAATCTGCCATGTGCTTGTTCTCCTTGTTTATGAAAATGTTGCTAATCTAAAATGAATCCCGATATTAACGAAGTGCTCGTTCCGCTCTGGTACCGCAATGGTAGCCGTTGCCTGGAACTTGTCGAAGATGTAGGCGGTGCAGGAATCATTAAGGGTCTGCAGCACCCGTTCGTCGATTGCCTCCAGCTCCATCAGTCTTGCTTTGTCGGGTACCAGGCTCGCTCCTCCGTTATTGATGTCGGGGACGTATATGTTGAGTCTAGCCCTGCCTTCCTGGATCTGTCCTGCTGTGGCATTTGAACATGTAAGGACTGCGTCTTCGGTATTGGCTTCGATAGGTCGCAGCTCGCTGGGGTAGAATGTTCCTCTTATCGTACGTCCCATCAGCTCTTCAAGGGCTGCGTACATGTCCATTTCTATTGTTGTCGTTCCTTTGCTTGCCATTGTCACTTCGTTTTGAATAATCGGTTAAGCATTGCCTTGATTTTGCGTTCTGCCATCTGCTCGCTCGTATCGAGAACGTCGAGGCTCATGGCTTCGACGTATTGGGCGTATGGCATTCCTGCTACCATCAGAAAAACAATGCCTTGTGTTTTCTGCTTTGCCGCAAGTTCATGAAGAAAAGCTACGCCTTGTTTCTTTCCCTCTGTTCCGTCGCCCTTGCCTCCATTCACGGCTTTCCATTCTCCCTCGTGTACTATTTCGCCATCCACGAGGACGCAGTAGCCGATAGAGCTGCAAAGGTTGCCTGTCTGGTTCAAGTACTTGTGTCCACTCCTTGCTTGGGTCAGGCATTCCTCCCCAATGTAGAAAAGCTGGGCGATGATGGCTTTCTTCCTGTTCTCTATCATGGCGTTCATCCTTGCTCGGATGTCTGCTTGCGTGAAGTTGGGTTTAATTGGCATGGTGAATTCTTTTAGACGGTGATCTGCAATGCTTCTACTGCTTCGAGGTAGGTGATGTCCTGCACTTCAAACTCTCCGAGATCCACGCCTCGGTTGTCGGTTAGCTTCACTCTTTTGGCGGTGAAGTCCTGCGGTTCGATTAATACCTTGGCTGCAAATTGTCTGAACTTGCCGTCCTGGTACGTGCCTTGGTGGTCGCTCTTGTTTTTTACGATATTGCAAGGGATGCCCTTGTCGCTCAGTTTGGTTTCCACCTTTTGGGGGATGCCGTGAAGCATTCCCCCTCCAGTGGTATCGTAAGTAAAAAGAAAGCCGTTCTGTATAATCATCAGAAGTCCTCCCCGATGTAGCCGCATGGGATATCTGTTCCTGCTTCGTCCTCTCCCAGCTCTGCTAGCAGGCTGTTCGATTTCTTGGCAAAGCGTGAGCGTTCGTCCTCGTTGAATGTGTAGCTGATTCCTCCCTGGGTGATGTTCGGAGCTTCGGCAAGAAAGGCGTATGTGAGGGCTTTCGCCTTCTTGAACTCGTTGCTTGCTCGCACCTCCCTGGTGATGTCTGCATCTGCATCCAGCCCAGCTTCATCGATGATATTCTCAATCGTCGCTGCTGGTATTGGGTAGTTGCTCATTGCTTTAATTGCGTTGCTTGTCTTCATGCTGCTTGTTTATAAAACGTGTTATGCGCTCGCCTCTCCGTTCGCCCAGGTCTGGTTGGCGGTGTTGAAGAAGACGAGAGACTTGCGGTTGATGAGTCCTGGCTGAACGTATGCCTCTGCCATGGTGGTCTCGGTCTGTGGGTTGACCTCGCTGTAGCGTGTCACCTTGAAGAAACCGCCATAAACCTGCAGGGCAGCGGTGTTCTGTACCATTGGGACGTTCTTGTAATAAGTCCAGCCGAGCTGGATGGTTGGTGAAAGTGTAACCACATTCACGTTCCATGGCTTGATGGTCTCCTTGCTGCCGTCCTTGTGTTCGAGGCTCACGTATGTATCGAGGACGATAATCTGCGGATAGCCTCGTGTCGGGCTTGCGTTGTATGCGTTGATTTTCTCCAGCGTGATCATGTCCGCTGTAATCATGGACAGGTCGTTGACCTGTGGGTACAGACGCTTTGCGGTCTTCTTCTGTGCTACCAGCTGCTGGAACTTCGCTTTCTCCATGAATGCGTAGCGTGGCTTGGTGAGTCCCTGCTTGGCTATCATGTCCTGGGCGTTGGCAAGGTCGAGGAGTCCGTCTGCGTTCTCCTCATCGCTCCACTCGTAGCCCTTCTTCTTAACGACAGCTCCTGCCTTGACCTCCGAAATCTTCACACCGATGAAGTTGCCTTTTGGTACGTTGAAGTCGATGATGTCCTGTGATGCCATGTCGCCTTCAATCTTTTCTGGGAAGGTCTGTACACCGCTTGATGCGATGCGCATGCAGTCCAGCTCCACCTTGTAGTCCATCGCCTTGCGGACGAATGAAACGTCATCGTAAACCATGTTAACGAGTTCCTGCTTCTCCTGCTGGTTCTCGGTTGCTGAGTTAGCGAGTGTCTGTGAATCGAGGTATTCGTTAATCTCAATCTCGTCTTTGTCTCGGCTCACGGAATACTTGGAGAGCTTACCGCTCCATGTGCCGACCTTCTGGCGTGTCTTCTTTGGAGCCTTGGTGTTGAATGCGACACGATCGGCAGCTACAGGGATTCCCTCGTCACCCTCCAAGCCCTTGATATCGAACTTTCGGGTGTATTTCAATGGGAAGAGGGTAGCCCATGCAAGACCTGTACCTGGCTGGAACTTGTTGACGGTTGCCTGCATTCCAGGGATGTCAATGTCGAATAATGGTGCTTCCATTGTTTCTTTTCTCCTTTGTGTTAATTAATTAATCGAGCGTGATGCTCTTCATCAAATCCACGATTTCGGCAGCGACAGGTGCTGTCTCCTTGCGAAGGCTTGCGGCTCTAATCAGTCGAGCCTCGAAGTCACCCTCTCCAGCCTTGCCAAAGTTGCCCATGAAATTGCCGAGAATGTATTCTGGCTTGTGGATTGGTGCAGCCTCTGCTTTGCTTCCGTCCGCTGCGCTGGCTGCCTGGTAGAGGACGGTATCCTGGGCGATTGCCACGCCCATCGTCACGGTTACAACATCGTAATCGTCGCTGGTGGTGGTGTCGACCTCTGTGCAGGCGACACCCACCTTGCCGTGGGCGATTACGTCTCCCTTCTTGATACCGCTACCCTTGGCAATCTTGATAGTGGTGTCAGCTTCTTTGCACTCTGTTACGAGGCGGTATCCCTTGATTGGGACGTAGAGTCCGCTTGCGTCCTGTCCCATTGCGAGACCTGGCTTCAAATCGAACTCTGGGTTCTTGACGAGTCCACCTCCTGGCTTCTCCGATACGATTGTCTCGAAGATGATAGGGTCGGCTGGAGCTGCGTCCTGGTGCTTGAACATTCTGTTCATGGCTTTTTCCCTTTTAAAAGTTTAACTTGGCTACTGCTGTGGTGCCTGCTGCGCTGGTTGTGCAAGTCCGATGATTACAGGCGATGCCGTCTGTGCCTCTCGGCTTGCCTCTGCATTAAGGTAAGCGGTGACCGCTGGGTCTGCCTCTTCGCCTGGCTTGCGCTTGCCACCGACAGGTGGTGTGGTCTTGGCACCCTGCGCCTTCTCCTCCTTGATGTCGCTCTCGATGAACGGCTTCTGCTGGTCGAGCCAGCCGTTGAAGTCCTCGTCGTCCTTGAAGGTGAGTCGGTCGTAGTTTCGCATGTAGCGTTCCTTCAATTTGTCGGATGCTCCGTCGAACAATGCGCTGAACTTATCCTTGCGCTGGTTGCCGAGCTCCTTGGTTTTCATGCCATTGATTTCGGTTCGCAGCTGCTGGTTGTCCTGCTGGATCTGTTTGAGCATCTTCAATACCTCGCTGTCTTCCCCTCCTGCTGGTGGTGTAGGCGGCTGTGGTGGTTTTTGCTGTGGTGGCTCGATAGGCTTGCCATCCTTCAGCTTGTACTTCTTCTCATAGTTGCTAATGGCTGAACTCTGAACTTCGTTAGCTCGTCTGTCGCCTTCGCTGTCTATGATGGATTGGAAGGTCACCCCATCTACGACGGTTTTCACTTCGTCCTCCGTGGTTGTCGTCTCAGCCTTTTTCTTGGCTATCCGCTCTAGAATTTTGGAATCAACCCCAGGAAATTTGGTTTTGAGTCCTGCAAAAATCTTTTCAAACATAAATTTTACGTTTTGGTTATACAAATTTGTAATGGCGCAAATTTACGGCTTTTTTTGTTAAAGTGGTTATGTGGTAATCACTTTTTAACGTGAATTAACCTTAAAATCGGAAAATAACCGCTTTTTCACTTGGAGGTTTCGGGCTTTTTTCGTAAATTTGCCGCAAAAATTGGCTTATGCAGGTTTCAAAGAAAATATTAGATTTCGTTAGCCAGAACCTTGGTTCTGCTTATTCCGTTTCTCCAATTGGGGAAAAGGACGGGGTATCCTGTTTCTCTGCCTACATAAAAAACGAGAAGACAGGTTTCCCTGTCGCTCTCGTTCTTGATTCAAATGGTGAAATCACAAAAGTTGGCGGTTTTATTGCGCTTGATGTCATTTCGTCATTTAAGAAAGATTGAGACGTATTTCATGTTCAGCAATTTGTCGCTGACCTTTATTGCTCCATCTTTCAATATTGGGTCTTTTCTCATATTTGCGCAAAGGTATTTTATGTCCTTTTCCTCGAATCCGCTTCCATCGGAGTTGTCTTCCTGTGGCTCTATGTACTTTAGGCTTCCATCGCTGAATCGTTTAACGATTGTGCAATGCCCACCTCTTGGTTCCCAGCTAAGACCGACCTCGTATGTTCCTTCTTCTTTGCAAACGTCATCGAAGTATTGGAGGTATCTTTGCTGCGTCATGTGTTTCCAGCTTGGGTGCGCTTTTAGGTAATCCTTAAAGCTGGTTATGCTTACTGCTGATCCGTCTTTCTCTGTCCATGTCTCCAGCCAGTTGTCGCCCTTGCTGAGATAGTTGGATAAGTCTCCCCATGCCTTCGTGTTTCCCTTTGCATAAATATTGAATCCCCATTCTCGCAATGCGTAAGCTGGTGCGCAGGTCTGGCAGTTTATGCCGTATTGCTCGTGCTTTGCCGCATCGTACAGCGGATTCTTTCTGACATGAATGTTTGTTCCTCTTATCTTTATTCTTGAACTTGCATCAGCGATGTATTCATTTACATGTCGAGGATTTGCGCTCTGCCTGTCTGCTTCCTCGTAGGTCATCGGTCTTCCCTTCTTGATTCCGAGGCTCTTTTCGATGTCCTTCATGTTGGCGATTTGCTCCTTGCTGAAGCTACCCCATACCTGGGTGTCCCATTCGTTCTGTGCTTTCACGCCCTTCTCGAATTTAGCAAACAAAGCCTCGACCTCATTCACGGATGCGTCCTTGCCTATGGCGTTGCGCAGGGCTATCTGTCTCTTCGTCAATGCTGGGAGTGTCTGTCCCTGGCTATATGTGAGCGTCTTCATCAATTGGTCGCAGCGGTTGTCGTATGCGTCGATTCTTCTTTCTGTCCATGCGTCTTGAATGTCTGCCACCTGCTCCTTTGTTCTCGCTGTGTGTCTCTTGGCAGCGATTTCCTTTGCAGTTGGTTTCTTGATGACGGCAGGTTCAGTTTTCTTTGCGCCTATCTTGTATTGCCCAAGGTTAAAGCCTCGTGGCAGGACGATTTCATCCTCTGCGCCTCCAATGATCAGGCAGTGCGTACCCTTCGGTATGCGGTATGCGTACAGGTGCTTCGAGCCGTACATCTCGGACGAGAAGTGCTCTGCGATGGTGATTCGTGTTGTCGTGCTGGAGTATGCTGGATTGATATCTATTGGAGCATCCTTTGTTCCTCGATAAACGACAATGTCCTTCTTCAGTGTGGTTCGGCTCATAATCTTATCAATCTGCTCTTGCACCTCTCTTTGTTTAGCGTTGAGTGGCTTTCCTGCACGCAGGGCTTCGTTCAGTTCTTCAAATCCCCATTGTCTGAAACTATCTACGGCATCTTCCTCAGCCTTGGTGCGTAGCTTCGTTGGCTTGAGGTTAGCTTTCTTCATCTCGGCATCGTATGCCTTGTCGAGCAAGTCACGATAGTGGTCTTGGTTCTGTTCCGTCCAGCCTTCTGTCTGTACGAGTTCCAATAGCTCCCTGTCGTTCTTGCTGATTCCCTTCCATTCGTCCGCTGGCTTACTCTTAGGTGTCGCTGCAATTGCACCATCCTTCTTGTTGGATTTTTCCATGCCTTCCCATCGCAGTCCCTTGGCAGGATCTCCGTCCTTGAAGTTGTCCTTGATGAAGTAGGGCATGGAGGTGGCGTTCTCGATTCTTGCCTGGTTGTCCTTCATCCATTTGTTGAACTCCTTTGGCATTTTCTCCACCTGCCCTGTGAATTTCCAATGGCTTACGTCCTCTCCGTTCATGATTGCGGTGGTGTATGCGTCCATCTCCTCCTGGCTGGCGAGGACGGAAACTGCATAACATCTGCACCATGGATGCCATCCTGTGAACTTGAAGTCCTTTGGAAAGCGTTTTCCGTCGAATATGTCGCAGATATCCTCCGTCGGGTGGTTGTTGCTGATATGGATTTCGATACCGATAACAAAAGGGAGAGCCTGCCATCGGTTGTGGTCTGCCGTCCTGTAGGCGATGTTGTTCTCGGTCGCTGTCATTCGGAGGGCGTTCTTGTAGCTGGAGCGATAGACTCCCTGCCCTGGGTGGTATGCGGCAGCAGCCTTGGAGAGGCGCAAAGCTCCGCTCTTATCTCGTACTCTTCTGAATAGCTTGTTTGGCTCGACAAGGTATTTTCTGATATCTCGGCTCAGAGCGGCAGCACTCTTTCCTTCGCCCATGCCCAATTCCAGGGCGAGCTCCATTTCGCTCTTGAACTGCTGGGTGAGGTTCCAGACCCTGCGGCTGAGATTCATTCCTGCTTCCTTGCGTGCGATGAATGCGTTGAGAGCCTCCAGGTGTGGGTGCTTCCATGCCTGCACCACCTTTTTCGGGAGGTGCTTCTTGCCGATGATGGAGTCCACCATTGCGTCGTTCTTGGTGTTGGAGAGCGTCCAGCTTTCCTGGTCTCCGTCCTCGATGTTGGCTTGGAGGCTGCTTCCGAGGTCTTGCATGAGTGCCTCCATCTCCTTCTTCAAGGCAGGGAAGTCCTCGAAGTGGAACTCTTTCTTTGGGTCGGCATCAAAGAGCGAGGGCGCAGCTGCCTGTGCGATGCGCTTGATGGCTGCATCGTATAGCTGCTGCACCTTCCTGGCTCTCTTTGCGAGGTTCTCCTTGTGCTTCTTGTCGTATGTGCCTATGGTGAACGTCTTTGGCATATTCTAATCCTTTACATGGTTGGTTCGTTGGTGAAGGCATCGTTTGCCATTGCCTCCTCCTGTTCGATTCTCTTCTCTTCCTCCTCGACCTCCTCTTCTGGTACCATTTTGAGCCTGCGGATGGCGGTTCTCCGTGACACGATAGGTTTTCCTCCTGTTGCGTCGCTCATGTCCTTGATTTCCTGGCTACGGTCATCGATTTGGAAGGCTGTAATCTCGTTGGTGACGGTCAAAGTCTCGAATGCCTGCGCCAGCTCTGGGTACATGATCTTGCAGAAAGCTCGTACAACGTTGACCTCTCTGTCGAAGAACTCCAGCCAATCTCCGCTTTCGTCCGTGACCTTCATCTGGCAATCGATGAAGAGCATCTTGCGTGCCTCTCCGCTCATCGGGGTGGCTTTCATCTGCTCCATGCTCATGTCTGGCAGCTGGAGGCTAGTGTGGATATTGCGTCTCAGCTCTTCCGTGAATAGCTTCTGTGCATCGGTAGCCTGGCTCCAGGTTGCGTACCCAGCCTTGTCTCCCTTGCCGTATCGGAGGACGTTTCGTCCTGCATTGTCGTCTGTCGGCTCCTGCTTTTTGTTCTTTGGAGCGGTCACCTTCTGGCTGTCCGAATAGATGACCCATGTCGGTCGGCTGTTCTTGCGGAGGTAGTTGCCAGCTCTGCTCTCCGTCCATTCCAGCTCGTAGCCGTTGTCGCTCTGGTCTTCCCAGATCGGGAGGTCTCGGTGTATGTAGATGCCTGCTATCTTTTTGATATTGATAGGCTCTGGTACGATGTCTTCCTTCCATCCGTTGCTGTTCATGTTGATCCAGCGGAAGTGGAACTCATCGGTGTAGGTATCGAAGTAGGTTACGGTGTCGTTTCCTTTCTTCCTGGTGTATTGGACGCTGAGTGCTATCATGTCGTCGTATTCGTCGAATAGTGGGTACAAGATGTCTCCGTCCAATGGCGAGAAGGTGCGGCAGCGCAGTTTCAGCTTGCTTGGGTAGCCTGCGTATGTGGTGTCCTGCAGCTGGGCGTACCAAATGGTGACCATCTCGCAGCTTGCAAAGAGCTTGTGCGAACGTTTAAGGTTTAAGGCGTTTATTCTGTTCTTCTGAAAAATCGCCTCCATGATGGCTGCTGCCTTCTTCTCGTCGTCATCCGCAGTGGTGTATTTGCGGTTGACGGGGATTGTGAACATCAGCTCCTTCATGCGCTTCACCGCCAGCTTCTGAATGTTGTATGTCACTCTTGTCATGCGCTCGGTCTTGCCTCTGCGTGTCTTGTCTCTGTAGTTCTTGTCTGTGTAAACAGGGTGCAGCTTGGGGTTGTACTCCTTTTCGAGCAGCTTCCATGGGATGACTTCGATGTTCTTCTGTCGCAAGTCCTCGATGATCGCTCCTGGCTGTCTGTTCTCTCTATCGATAATTTCTCTAATGTCTGGCATTGCTTTGTCTCCTATGTTTTTAAATTAATAAACTTCGTCCTCGATTTCCTCTTCTTCCTCATCCGTAATCTCTGCCGAGGTGAACAATCCGAAACGCTCCACGATGCCTGTGGTGCAGTCGGGCGCATCGTCATGCTCGTTTCCTCCCTCCTTACGGTATGACTTCATGGCGTTGGCGTAATGCGTCCAGCGGTCTTCCCATCCTTCTGGGTAGAAGACCATGTTCTGAACCTTCGAGCTGTTCGTGAAGATTCGGGTCTGCTTGTTGGCGGTCTGTGCCAGGTCAATGAAGACCATGTCCCAATTGCCAAGGGTTCGCACTAGCTTCTCCACGTTCCTTCTGAATCCTCGACCTCCGTTGTTGCTCTCGACCACGACCTCCTGCGTCTGGTTCCGCACCAGCATTCTTGCTACGGCAGGTTCGGTGTACTCCATGCTCTTGTTGGTGAATACGATATCCGTCACGTAGCATCCGCTCTCGTATTCCTCGTAGCAGATGGCGCAGAGCCAGTCGGCTCCTGTGTCCGCTGTATCGATGTAGCACTTGCGCCTTGGCAGGTGTGCCTCTATCGGCATTGTGTCGTAGGTCTTGAAATGGGAATACATGAGACCTTCGATTGGTGTCGGGTTCTGCATGTACTGCGTCTCATAAACGAAGGAGTTGGCGAGGCGTATCTTCTCCAGCTCCTCCAGGGTGTGCTTGAATTCCCAGAGCGGCTGGCGGTGTCCGTCTTCGTCAATGGTGACGCATGGCAGGCTTACGACCGTCCAATCGTCTGGCTCTATCTCCTGGAGGTAGCCGCAAAGGTCATGCTCATGGAGTCGCTGCATGATGATGATGATTGGCGTGTTTCGGCTGTTGACTCGGTTTCGGATGGTGGTCTCGAATCGTCGGTTCACTCGCTCACGCACCACGTCGCTCAGCGCATCCTCTGGCTTGATAGGGTCATCGATGATGATGGCTCCTGCGAATCGGTAGGGCAGTGGGTTGCCATGCTCATCCACTCTGTCCACCTCGCCAGCTCCGAAACCTGTAATCTGTCCGAGGGTGGAGGTTGCGTAAACTCCACCGCCTTGCTCCGTGTCCCATTGCGCCTTGGTGTCGCTTCCATACTTCACCCTGGTCTCAAACATCGCCTGGTATGCTTCGCTGTTTACGATGTCCTTTATGGCGATGGAGTTGTCCACTGCCAGGTCGCTGGAGTAGGAGAGGTGTATGAAATTGGAGGCAGGATTGATTGCGAGTCCCATGGCGATGAAGTTCTTAACCGCCAGCTCGGTCTTGCCGTATCGTGGTGCGATGTTGATGATGAGCTTGTTGCATTCGCCCTTCAGCACCTTATCCAGCGCATCGCATACTCTCTTGTGGTGGTGTCCGACAATAAACCGCTTGCCTCCGTTCTCCTTGAAGAAGTACCGAGTGAAGTTGAGGGGGTTCTGCAGTACCCACATCTTTTGCAGTTCGGTGTCGTGCATCATGCTAGTACTCCTCCTCCAGCTTCTTCAAATATGCGATTTGCTCCTCCCTGGTGAGCGGTGTCCCCTGCTGGATCTGTTTGCCGTTGGTGGTGATGTCCACCTTCTGCTGCGGTTTGCCGTATTGCCTGTCCATGAGTCTGTCCACGGTGGTTGTCTTGCCGTTCTTCATGTCGATGATGGCAGCCATTGCCAGCGTCTTTGCGTAGGCTGGCGTTTCGTCTGCCTTCGCCAATACCTGCAAGTCCGACAGCTCCATGGCGAGGATGCTTCTCTCGATTGTGTTGATTTCGTCCTGGGTGAGTCCTTCGCTCTTCTTCAGCTTGCTCTTGGGGAGCACCTGCTTCAAGAGAGCCTTGACCCTGTCCTTCGGTTTGCCCTTCGGGTTACCGCTCTGTCCCTTCTGCCATTTGTGGCTCTCGATGTTGGCGAGCTGGCTTTCCGTCATTGTCTCTTTTCCTCTTGGCATTGCTTATTCCTCCTTCTTCTTCGATTTTTTGGTCTGCTTGGTGCTGGCAGGTTCCTGGGCAGGCAGCAGGGTGCTTGCCTCTCGCTGCTTATCCTCCAGAATGTTGCCGATGCGGACAGCCTTCTGCTGGGTGAGCTCCTCCCATCGCTTGATGATGACGTCCACGTATATCGGCTCGAACTCCACCATGCGGCAGCACCTGCCGAGCTGTTCCGCTGCGATGAGTGTGGTTCCGCTGCCTCCGAATATGTCGAGGACGATATCCTTTACCCTGCTGCTGTTGCTGATGAGCTTGCCAATCAGCGGTACAGGCTTCATGGTTGGATGATCAGGGTTTTTCTTAGGCTTGTCGCAGTCTATTACGCTTGTCGGTATGTCGCCTCCGAATAGCTGCTGGAGCAAGTCCTTCATTTCTGCCTTGCTCATGCTCTCGATGTCCAGCTTCTGCTCGAGCACCGTGGTGAGGTTTCGCTTGTTGGTGAAGTAGTGGGCAGCTCCTTCCTTCCATCCGTACAGGCAGGGTTCATGCTTCCATTGGTAGTCCTGGCGACCGAGGACGAGGCTGTTCTTGTTCCAGATGAGGCATTGTCGTGTCTCCCATCCGATGTTCTTCACGGCTGTTCGGAAGTTGAAGCCCTGGCTGTCCGCATGCCAGATGTAGAAGGCTGCCCCTGGCTTCATGCTGTCGTTGGCATTCTGCAGGGTGTCCGTGAGAAATGCCACGAAGTTCTCGTCTGCCATGTGGTCATTGGCGATTTTCATCTTTCCCTTCGCCTGGTAGTCCACGTTGTATGGTGGGTCAGTTACCAGCAGGTCTGCCTGTTCTCCGTCCATGAGGGCATCGATGAACTCCTGCTTCGTGCTGTCTCCGCAAATGAGGCGGTGCATGCCGAGCTGGTAGATGTCGCCTGTCCTGCTTGTCGCCTTCTTAGGCGTGTTGCCAGCCACATCGTAGCCATCGTCCTTCGCTTCCTCTTCCTCCTCTGGGTCGGGAATGTCTGGTACGTCGATGGCAGCTGCATCTATCTCCTCTGGCTTCCAATCGTTGATGAGGTCGTCGAAGTTCGTCTCTCCAAAGCTGGAGTTATCCTTCAAGACGATGCGTCGCATCTTATCCATCGGGAAGTCGTGGGGGAGGATCTTGCAGACGGCTGTCTTGTATTTCAGCTTGCGCAGGGCTTCGTATCTCATGTTACCGCCAATGATGACGAATCCTCGCTCATCCTGGGTGTCATAAACGATAAGCTCTCGAAGCTCCAGCATCTCTGGGTCGTCCTGGATGCTCTTCACCAGCTTCTTGAATTTCGGGTCTCGTATGAATCGTGGGTTCTTAGGCAGCCCTTCCACCTGTCCTTGGTTCGGGTGGAGCTGGGTGATGTCCATGTCCCTTCTCTGAATATCTGCTGTTGTCGTGTCCATGCTTTTTGTCTTTCGTTGGTTTAAGCAGTGAAGGCGAGCCCTTCTTCAAGGCTCGCCTCTCCTGTTTGGAATTGTTGTTAAAATGGTGCGGCACCACCGCTGAATGCGGAGAATGGCAGGACGCTATTTGCTCGCCCAGATGCCTTGGTGCTGCCGTGGAGGACGCTGCCTCCGCTCTTGTGTTCTGAACCGCTACTACTCATGGCTCGTTCTCCTTTGTTTTTGAAATTTAACTTTTATCGAATGTCATGCGTGTGAACAGATCCCACGCCTTGCTGTTGCGTATCGGCTTGCGAATGGTGGCGTATTTGTCGAGGATCCTGCTGAAGTGGTCATCGTAGAAATCGTACAGCTCTGGGTTCTCCTCCATGGTGAACTGCTCGATGTTTCCAGAGCTTCGGAGGTTCGCTGAGCCGTGCATGATAATCTTGCGCCCTCCCAATGTCTCGAAGTGTACGGTCTTGGTGTGAACGCCTGCCACCGCTAATTGGAATCGGTCGCCAATGTCCAGCTGCTTGTAAATGTATGGAACCAGGCTTCTTCGCTCGTTGCCCCAAAAATAAACGCTGATGATGAGGTTCAATTCCTCGATGTAGCCCTTATCCATGAGGGTGTGCAGGCTGTCCACGTTGTTCTGGCTAAGCGAAAGCGTGCTTATCGTCATTTTCTTGGCGCAGGCTCGCTGGGTCGTTAGGTATGCCTCGATGAAGTCCCCGAATATGAAGGAACCGCTCACGAATGCATCGAAGCGTTCCCCGAATCCCAGGCGCAGCTCCTTCGCCATCTTCTGGGCATTGTCGTACATCACGAAGTCCTCCTTCATCGGTACCACCTTTGGCAGGGTGTACCTTGTCTCCTCCGTCTCGTCCGATGGCAGGAAGTCCACAAGGTTGAGGTCTAGGTCTGGGAGGTCAAAGTTTCCGATATCACCCATGAAATCCGAGAGGTGCTCCTGCTCCTCTCGGACGTCCTTTGTATTGTCTTGCTTCTGTCTCATGCCGCAAATTTAAGAAAAAGTGGTTATAATATAATCACTTTCGGGAGAAAATTAACACAATTTGTGCCTATTTCCGTGAAAAAATGGGGTTTTTCGGTGAAGGCTGCCCTCGGAGGGTTGCGCTCGTGATGCGCATTGGCAGCCCAGCGTAGTCCCAGGCGAGCAGGGCGGCATCTCGCCCCTCCTGGTTGAGCCTGCCCAGCTTCTGTAAAGTTATTTCCTCCAGCTCCTCTTTGGTGATCTTGCGGTCTTTGCCGTGCCAGCACTTAGGGAGCGGTCTCTTGAACTCGTAGGGGATGCCCCAATGCTCCATCATTTGCCCGATGGTTCTGCTGACCTGTTCGTTGCGTCCTTGGTCGACGCCCAGGCTGGCGATGCCCTGCTTTCCCTGCCATCTCTGTATGTGGTAGTTGCCTCGGTTCATCCAGCCAGCCTCGATGATGACCTTGAAGTCCCATTTGTCAATTTCTGCGAATTGGCGGTATTTCTCCTTGATGAAGTCGAGGAGGTTCGGGAAGGTGAGCATCTGAACCTGTAGGCTGTGGGTGCTCATGTCGAGCATTGCGATGCCGTTTCTATCGACGTCTGGGTCAATTCCGATGATAATTTGTTCCTTGTGGCTCATTTTCGTGCCTCCTGCTGCGTTTTTGTTTCGTTGCTTGGTATTTCCTCGTCCGAGGTCATTTCGTGCGCTTGTGCGCCCTTATTTTGGCTCTCTTCGCTATCGTATGGGTTTGGTGTTGCTTTCTTCACCTCGTCCCACATCCATGCTGCGTACATCGCCAGGAATGCGACGATGCCTAAAATCAGCAATACGTCCATGTTCGTCATTTGTCTTTTTCTCCTTTGTTTCTGTCTGTCTGTTTGTATTCCGTTCGTTGTGTGCTGCCTGCCTGCGCTCCCTATGCGTGTGCGCTTGGGTATGTGTGCGTGCATGTGGGTGTGCGCCTGCTTGCGTGTATGTGGGTACACGCACCCCCTCCCAAACCCTCCCCCTCATTTCGGAGGAGGTGGTGGAGGTATCGGCTAATGGTAGCCGTGCTTGGTGTTCGGGCGGCTCCTTATTCGGTTCCAGCTCCATGGCTTTGCCTTTGGAGCCGTTCTTGGCAGATGCTTCCTGCTGGCATGGAAGCGACGGAGCTTATTCTGTAGCTTCTCCTCCAGGATCTCCTGCTCGATGTCGGTTGTGCAGTAGTAGTATCCTTTATCCTCCAGCTTCTCTGGGCAGTAGTAATCTCGGATATCTTCTTGAATGCGTCCTCTGGTATCCACGTAAATACTGCGCTCTTCCGTTAGGATTCGGCAGCTCTCCAGCTTGGCTATGCAATTTTCGATTCGTTCGGTTTCGATGCCTGTTGCTATTGCAATACGGAGGATAGCCTGTTGTTGCTGTTCCTTGTCAGCTGTCACCTCGATTATGTACTCTTTGTCTCTTCTTTCTTCCATTTCAGCTCCTGTCTTTTGTCCGTGAGGTCATCGCATGGAGGGTTGCCGTTGAATATCGGCTTCCCTGTCTTGCCGCAGACCCAAGTGTTTATACTCTCGTAAGCGTGACCGCAATGTGCGCATGGCGTGCTCTGCAGTCTATGTCCTGTTCCACTCATTGGCTTTGTTATGTTTCTGATGTCGGTTTGCATGCGCTCGTAGCTGTATTCGCTCTCTGGGTACATGCATTGCAGTTTCCATTTTCTCTCCTTCAATGGAGGGACGTCGTGTGTCACGGCAATATCGCAGACCTTGCCTGTCTTCTTGTTCGTGACTGCGAGAAGGTGTACCTCTTTCGGTCTCCATTCTCGCTTGTGTGGCTGTTCAAGCCATTTTATGAATTCGTCTATGTAGCTCATGTTACTCCTTCGGCTTCTTGCCTTTTTTCATTGGTTCTATCTTTACGTTCACCACCTCGTCTTGGTCGGCTGGCTTCTGTACAGCCTTGAATGGTGTCATGTGGCATGTCTCTTGAACCTGCATGCGCTGCTCGAAAAGGACGTACATCTTGTCGGGGTTCTTCTTGGCGAGGTTCCTGGCTTTGATGGCAGCCATACCCTTGTTGGCGATGTCCTGCTCGATGATGGTGCTTGTCTCATCCTCGTTCATCTCAGCGATGGCGTAGAAGATTCTCGCTTCTTCCTTTGGCTCTGGCTCCATGTCTTGCTCCTTCAGCTTCAAGACTCCCTGCTTCAAGCTGCCGATGATGTCGTCCATTCTCGCTCTGCCCTCCAGCTTCTGTTCATCGCCAGGCTTCCAGACCTTTGGGATTCCTTCCCATCGTGTGATTCTGTCGAACAATGCGTCCACGTCCTGGGTGTAGGTCTCCTTGATGCCTGTGCTCTGGTTCTTCACAAGGTCGTGCATGACGTTGAAGAATTTGTCCTCGCTGTTCAGCAGGGAATTGATGACGGGCTGCACTCCCTTGATGAGCAATCCCCAATCCTCGACGATGTTCTGCATCTCTCCGAACAGGAGGCTCTGTACGCTGTGAATGTGAAGGAATGCGGCTGTAAGATATCCGAGTCGCTGCATGACTCCTGCCTGCTGTGCCACCGCTATCGGGGTGTTGAATATCTGCTGTTCGTCTGGCGTGAGGTTGTTCGCCCAATAATCACGCACCGCTTTTGGTGCTACCATTTTCTGCTGCTGTGCCAGCGGATTCTCCTGTTTGCGTGGCTGGCTGTTCCATCTGTTGCGCTTTTTGTTCTTTCCCATAATTTCTTGTTTTGTTAAGTGTTTAAAAGTTATTTTCTTCCTGGTACCTCGGACAGGGTTGCTGCTCCGTATTGGTTCCAGGCGTTGATCCAGGTGCTGCCCTGGGTGTCCTGCATTCCGCTTGCGGCTTGCTGGAGCTTGTATTTTGTTTCCTCCATGGCTCTGGTATTTGATAAGTTCGAACTCGTAAACAAAAACGAGTGGGTTTCTGTCCCATGTGCCTTTTCCCGATATCTTGTCGATGAGCAGGGAGTATGGTTTTTTGGCTGTCTCGTAGGTGGCAGATTCGTCTGTAATGCTGTAGAAGTGCGCCTTGTTTATTTTGCTCTCAAAATCCACGATACCTTCTGCCAGGCAGTCTTCTTCGCAGATGTTCTGCAAAAGTTCAACACGAATGTACGTGATGCGGATGCGGTGCGGCATGAGGTCTGCCTTAACAAACATTTTGTTGTCGCAGCCTTTCTCGTATTTGATGAGCTCCAGCGGCATTCCGTGAATTCCGCAAAGGCGGTAGAACTCATCGTCCTCTGCCAGGTCTATGTATCTCTGGGCAATCGCCACCTCTTCGCCTATCTTGAACTTGGATTTGGCTACCACCTCGTTGCCGTCATTGATGAAGAGCTTGTTTTTGTCCGCTCCTTCCAAGCAGAATCCGCAGTTGCAGTAACGCTTAAACGTTCCCTGGTAGCCGATTCTTCTTGTCTGCGTCTTGCGCCCTTCTAATACTGCCTTTGTCAGACCGTATTTGTCGTTGAACATGATTTTTTTCATTTTCTTAATCGTTTTGTTTCATTATGACTTTCGCTCCTCGTGTAACTCTGTAAATCACGGAGGCGTAGATGTGTCGGTGGATGCTTGTCTTTCCGCTTGGGCATCCGAATTTGTTGCAAATCTTGCCATAGAAGGCGAGGTTTTCGCCTTCGCCTTCTATTCTCTCTACGATGATGCTCTGGTGCTTGGTTGCCACAACATCGCCCTTGCGTATCTTCTTTGGCTCAATCATGGCACCTTCCTTCCGTTGATGTATTCAACCTCCAGGGCATCAATGCTGCAGTATTCCTTCGGCTCATCGATGGTGTTTCCATCGAAAACATTCGTACCATGATTGAAATGGCGAATATTTTCTACGGTTATCATCTTCGTTTTGCTTTCGATGACGTCGCCTATCTCGATAGCTTCTGTTGCTTTGATTCGGGGATCATGCAGGATTCTCTCTTTGACCGCATTCGCTGTTCGGACAATCATGTCTGCCAATGGCTGGTAGGCTGTGCATGCAAACTCTGGGTTCTGGCAGTAGCCCTGGGCGATTGCAGCAAGAAGTCCCCATTGGCGGTCAATCATTTTTTCTCTGTGCTCTTCTTCGTTCATGCGTTACCTCCTTCCTGATGCTGGTTGGTGTCGAGCTCTTGGTCGAGCTGAACGATGTCTGCTGTCAAGTTGACCCAGTCCTGGTGCGTGCCCTTGCAGTAGTCGATGTGGTCTTTTGCGGCTCTGCAGATGAGTGCTGCCATCTGCTTGTCGTTGCGGCAGGCTGTGAAGAGGAGGTTGAGCAAGTCTTGCTTCGTTCCCTTCCATGAAAGCCCTACCTTTTCGTCTTTTGTCTTTGTCACGCATACAAATGCCTCTCCGTCCTTGGTTGTGACGTTGGCTGCCTTGTTGCGGAGTTTCTTGGTGCTGATAATCTCTTGCGGATTCTTCATTTTTGTTTTTGCCATGTTATTCTTGTTTTATGGGTTATGCGTACCATTTCGGTACCTCTTCGTATTCTTCAATCACTTGCTTGTACTCTTCTCCGAGCTCGTTTCGGATGATGTCCAGGAGGATTCTGTCTGCCTCGCAGTGTCCTCCTTCTGTATCCATCTGCTGGCATTCCTTCAGCTTCTGGACGTATTGCTCTGCCTTGCTCATGCTGCACCTCCTTTCGCCTGCATGGTGGTTGGCATGCTGTTTCCTGGCTTTAGCGTCATCGCCTCCCAATCCTTGCCGTTGTATGTTACGGTTCTCTTGGTGATGTTTGCGACAATGTAGCCCTGTCGGTATTGGGTCTCCATGTCGAAGCCTTCTACCAGGCTGCTTGCGATGCTTCCGTCCACGTCCTTGTACTGAACCAGGAAGATGTCTTTCTTGGCAAGGATTGCCTGCACTCTCGCTATCTCCTGGTCTATTTCCGTCTCCAATCGTTTGCTCGCTATGAGAGCGTCTTTACGTTCCTGCGAGCTTGGTCTTGCTTGAAAGAAGGTCTTTTGATGCTGGCGCATCTGGGCGACCTTCTCGAAAAATTGTTGATTATTCACGCTCGCCTCCTTTCTATCCTGCGATTGCTCGCTTGTTGAAGTACTCCTTGCGGACGCTGTCCAGCAGCAGCTCGCTCTCGACGATGTTGTCTGCTGTAATGCGTTGGATTGGGATTCCGTCAATCATCAATGCCGTGTATGTTACACCCTTGCTGTCGGTGTAGTCACCGATGCAAATCTTGACCTTCGCCTCGTGGCGGATCTGTTCGTTCTTGTTGTGCTGACTTGCCTTACGGTATGCCTCCACTGGGTTCCAAATTTTCATCATAGTCCTTTCAGCTCCTCCTTCTGCTTGTTAATTTCCAAATTGAGAACATTCAAAATGTTCATTTTCACGTCCTTCGGCAGGATGATGCTCGTTCCCTGTACGAAACGTCCTGGCTCCTCCTTTTTCGGCTTGTGTACGATGACTTTCACCTCGTTGCCAAATTCTGCCAATAACTTTCTTGCGTCCTCCAGCTTTGGGAGGCTCTCTGCGATCTCGTGGATTCGCTCTAAATTCTTGTAACTTGCCATTTCTGTTTCTTGTTAAACTTGTTTGTATTTCTGTTCTGTGAGCATGTCCTGCTCTCTTGTGTTCATTGCGTATTCGGCTTGCATCTGATTGATGATGATTGCCTCCTCGTGAGTCATGTTGTTCGGATTGTGCAATGCTTCCCAATCCTTCACCTCCTGCAGATGGCGGTCTCTCTTGGCGTATGCCTCGTTGCGCTCCCTGCAGAACACGTTCAGCCCTTGCATGATTGCGATAGGGTCAACGCTTCCGTAGAACTTGTCGTAGCTTCCTTTCTTGAATCTGCGGCAGAAAAGCATTATCTCTGCCATGTTCAGAAATCCGTAATCGTCGGTTATGAGCTGGATGATCTGGTCGAGCTGTCTGTCCGTGATTTTGTCCCTGGCTCCGCTGAACTCCGAAAGGTCGGTTATCTGGTAAGCCAGCCACTCTTGCGCTGTGCCGAATCCGTAGGCAAGGTTGACCGTCCAAAGGGTGGGGGCGTTCTGAAAAAAGCATCTCTCGGGTATGTTCGTCAGCTCTATCTGCTTGTCGATGCGGAAAGTCTGAAGGAGGCTATCCCTCGTTTCCCATCGTTGCAGCGTCGCTGTCAGCAATCTGCCTCCACTTGCTTGCGACACCTGCGTAGCCCTGGATGCGCTCACGCTGTTCTGTCGCCCTCTGTTCGTTGCGATTAATTGTCCGACCGCTTTCGGCTGGTGTTTCTGTCCCATTGTTGTAACCTCCTATTGTTGCTGTTGCTGTTGGTACCTGTGGCTGCGGCTGCGGATTGTCGTAGTAGCCATCGAGCACCTTCGGAAAATTGTTTGATCTGAATATCCATTCAAAATTGGCGAGCCATCCGTTTCTTCCTCCTCCGTTGAGGAATCCGCTCTCTGCTGCCTTAATCATCACTCGGTATGCAGACGTAATGCCGTATTCTCGAACTCGTGCTTCAAAGAATGCCTTGCGCTGTCCTGCGATTTTTCCTTTGAGCTTCGGGATTGCCTTGTCTTGCATGAGTCTGTTGAACTGCTGGCGCACCTTCTCGAAGTCTATCTTGTCTTGTTTCTTGGCTTGATTTTCCTCGTTCTTCGCCTGTGCCTGCGGCTCTGTTGCAGCGTCAGAACTTGTTTCTGACGTAGAGGCTTTAGCCTCTTTAATATTATTAAACTCTTTATTGTTTATCTCATTCTCTATCCCTATCCCTATCTCATTCCCTATCTCTATCCCTATAGGTGACGTTCGTTCACGTTCGTTCACGTTCGTGCACGTTCGTGTACGTTCGTGCTCTTCTTTTTTGTCCTTTTCTCGTGCCTCCTTTCTCTTCTTTTCTCGCTCCATGGCAATCTGTCGGTTGCGCTCGCATTTCTCTTCGTACTTCTCGTTGTTCCTGTCGATGTTGGCTTGTAGCGTTCTGAACAGGGTACGCATCGACCTGTCGTCGGTTTTGAACTCTTCGCCTCTGTTGGCGTAGGCGAGCAAAGCCATGAAAATCTCCCCAGCCTCTTCCTTGGTGAAGTCCTGCAGCATGTTCTCTGCGTCTTTCGTATTGATGACGATAGAACTCTTGTCTGTATTCCTGCTCATGTTTCTGATTTTATTGTAATCACTTTCGGGAGTCGCTCTGTGGCGGCTCCCTCGGTGGTTGTTGTTATTGCTCGATAATCACAATGTTCGGTGCAGCCTCTGCAATTCGTACAAGTACTCCGTCCATCTGGCTGTCTCGCTCCTGCACTACGATGTCGTGTGCGTCTGGGCTGACCAAGGTGCAGGAGAGGTCGTTCGGGTTAATCTCCACCTCGACCTCGAATGTGCGCTTCTCGGTTCCCTTGAAGATTGGCATGTTGACCTTGAAGCTCTTTGGCAGGTTGCTTTCTACCGTCTGTGCTCGCATGATCTTCTGGTTGCCTCGCTTGTCGTCGCTCAGCTCCAGCTCCTTATCAATCTTAGCCTTGAAGCTGCGGAGCTCTGTTACCAGCTTCATGGCTTCCTGCTGTGTCTCGAAGTAGGTGCGGAGCTGCTTGATGCGGTCTGCCATGTCGAAGCAGCTCATGTACTCTCCTGTGTTGATGCCGAACTCCTGCATCTCTGTGGAAAGGGTAAGCGTGCCGACGATCTGATCCATGTATGCGCTGTTCTCGTCGGTGTTCAGCGTGATGGTCATTCGGTCTCTGTCCACCAGGACGTGTGCGTCTGCCGACACGATGTCGTCCTTGCGCTTCTCTACCCAGCGTGCTGGTGCGTCGATGGTACCGTGAATGGATACGTACTTTGGCTCCTTAAGTGGGAGGGCTTCTCCGAATCGGATGCAGTATCCTCCATTATTTTCGTTCAATTCTTGGATTCTCTCGATTGCAGCCTTGGTTGCTGCGTTTTGCTGTTCTTCTGTCATTTTTAAATTCTTTTTATGTGAAACTTATGTTACTTGTCGTCGGTTCCTGTCTTGGCAGGATTGAGCTTGAAAATGTTAGGCTGCAGCTCATCGTGGCGTGCTGCTCGCTGGTAGACCAGCGTACCCTCCTTGGTGTAGTAGCCGACCTGTCTTGTCTGCTGGTCGATGAGCTTGTAGCAAGGCTCCTTTACGTATGTCGATTTGCTCTTGAGCTTGTCGACTGCGTCCTTGATGGTGAGCTTGTAGCCCTTGATTTCCTCGTTGTACATCTGGACGGCTGCCTTCTTCGCCTCTTCCTGCTCCAGCTTCTTGATGCTGGCATCTGCCAGGGTTTCCTTCAATTTCTCTATCTGATCGCTTGGAATAGGCTTTGTGTAGCCCATGTTCTCGATGCTGTCTGCGTTGTCCTTGATGAATTGCTCACGCTCTGCAAGGTCTTCGTATTCAAGTCCTAGATATTTCTCCATGATGTTGCCTCCTTTCCTGTTGCGTAATTTGTCCATAACTCCGCGAATTGCTTTCCGCTGTAAATTGCCAGCTTCTCTGTCTTGTGTGCAAGCCGAGCCGAGATGCTCGCATGCGCAAGCGACCAGGCGCCGTACGAGGCCGCATAAGCGAGACCGCAAGACGCACCGACGCCCGAGCCGCCGCCACCAAGCCACAGCAGGAGGTTATGGTTGTCCTTCCATGCTTCGTCCTTGTCCTCCAGCTCTTCTTTCGTCCAGAGGCAAAGGTAAGGGTAGTATCTGTATTCGTCATCGTTGG